CTCGCCACGATGCCGCACCAGGATCCGCCGCCAGCCGCCACGCCAGAGCCCCGCGACCCGTGGTACTCACGCTTGCAGGCGGTCGATGGCGGCTCCCTAATCCGCCTGACAGCGGGACTGGCGGTCCTCGGCGTGGCCGCCATCGCCGCCGTCGTCAGTTACTCGCACATCTACGACCTGGCGGTCGCCCACCATGAGTCGGGCACCGCCGCCAGGCTCCTGCCGGTGTCGGTTGACGGCCTGATCGTGTCGGCCTCCATGACGCTTCTGGATGCCGCCAGGCGCCGCCTTGACGCCCCGTTCATGGCGTACCTGATGCTGTCCTTCGGGGTCGGTGCGACGGTTGCCGCGAACGTGGCATTCGGCCTGCCGTGGGGCTGGCAGTCGGCGGTCGTGGCGGCGTGGCCGGCCGTTGCCTTTGTCGGCTCGGTCGAGATGGCGCTGACAATGGCACGTAACCAGCGAAAGGCCGCCGACCGCCGTGACGGCCGCCGTTCATGGCGGTTCTGGCGGCAGCGGAAAACCGCCGCCGGCGGCCACGACATGGCGGACGAGGAAGCCGCCGCGCCCGCGGCAACCCCAGCGGTCACGGCTCCGCCAGTCGCGGCCAGCAGGCCGCCCGCGCCGGCACCCGCTAAGGCTCCAGTGCCAGCCGCCAAGCGTTCCCCAGCGACCACTAAGGCCGCCAGGGCAGACGCCGCCATCGCCGCCAACCCGGGCAAGACGAACGCGGAGATCGCCAAGCTCGCCGGCGTATCCGAGCGCACCGTAGAACGCCAGCGAGAAGCCGCCAGGAAAGCAGCGACAGGAGCAGCACCGTGAACGCAGCAGCCGAGGAACCGTACGAGCGCACCAGCGGCCCCGTCCACGCCAAATTCGGCCTGACCTACGCGAACTTCCTCGTCCTGCACAGGGCGCACCTCCAGTCGATGCCCCTGGAATGGCAGACGCGGCTCGTCGACCTGCTCGAAGACCTCGACGCCGCTTACCCGGACCGGGACAGCACCGAATTTGAGGTCACTACGGTGCGGGACTCGTACGTCGGCGACCTGACTAGCGACGAGCTGGCACTGGCCGGCGTCACCCGCGGCGACGACGCCGACGAACTCGACGAGGCCAGCGACGTCCCCTACTACGACAAGACGGGCCGCGAGCTGACCGTCCACGATCACGTCGGCGTGCCGGTTCCCGACCCGGTCCCGCACTACAGGCACGCGTACCTGCCACCCGACGAGGCCGCCATCACCGAAGCCCGGCAAGCCCGAGAAGAGCTGCCTGCGCGCCGTATTGGCAGGTGATCACCGCATAGGTGATCATGTGCCCATGAGCGCCCATGCCTGCCCCGGTAACTGCAACTCGAGATGGCACAAGGCGCGGCGCGCCTACGACGCGGAACTCGCCGGGTACGACCCCCTCAACCCGCAGACGTCACGCCCCGAGCCGCCCGGTGAGGAACTCATCCGCGAGTGGGGCAACCCCGTCTGGTGCAGCGACCACGCCGCGGCGATCGGCGCCGCGCTGCGAGACCTCGACGAGCTCGCCGGAATCTACGGGGCAGCGGCCGACGGCCACCGCGGCAAGCCCGTAACCCAGCGCGTCGGCGGAACCACCGTCGCCCTGTCCCAGTCCGAAGCCCACGACCAGCTCGACGAGCTCACCTCCGTCATCACCGGCTGGGAGCACGTCTACCGTGAGCTAATGGACTACGACCCGCCGCCCCCCAGGGGCGACCTCGCCAGAGTCCAGACCGGCTGCATCACGTGGCTGGCCCGCCACCTCCGCGACATCCTCGCCTCCCCGGTAGCCGAGGACTTCGGCCGCGAGATCCTCGAGTGGAAACCGGAAGTCGCATCCCGCGCCAAAGCCGGGCAGCGCACCATCCTCCTCGAGGCCCGCTGCCCCGGACGCCAGTGCGGCCAGCGGATGCTCACCTGGCAGGAAGGCACCGACCGCGTCGAGTGTGCCAACCGTGACTGCGGGCAGATCCTGAGCAAGGCATCCTACGACGAGCTTGCCGCCGTCCAGGCCGAGCAGCACCGCGCCCTCTTCCACCGCGGCCGCGAGTGCGACTGCCACCTCCGCCGCGCGCCGCGCGTGGATGATCTTGACATGACGGCAACCGCACGGGTTTAATGACCGCGACAGACGTACTGTGCCCCGGAGCGGTTGCTCCGGGGCATTTGCATTCCCGGACGGCGGTGACCCGTGACCGCCCAGCCTGGCGAAGTTGACCCGTTCGCCCTGCTCACCGCCGCACAGGTCGCCATGCACTGCAAGGTCTCGGTAGCAGCAGTAACGAACTGGGTCCGCCGCGGGCACCTGAACGCCGCCGTCGACGATGACGGCAACAAGATCCTCGACTCCCGCGGCAAGCGCATGTACCGCCTGGTCGACGCAGCCAAAGCCGACGCGAAGATGGCCGAACGCCGTGAGCGGATGGCACTCCGCATCCTCGCCAGCAGCGCGGCGTAGGCGGCAGCCCGATAGACTGTTCGACATAAGGTCCCCGCGAGCGGGGGTGCTACCAACACCCTGATCCGCCCCGGGGCACGGCCGACGTTTCTGGAGAGCGCCGACATGGACAACGCTACAGGTGCGCCCCGCAAGCGCAAGGTAGCTGCTCGCAGGCCGATTTCACTGGCAGCCGAGGCGGCATTCCGTGAGCGGCTAGCGCGATTCGGCGCGGAACTACTTGAGCCCGGATGGCTCGGCGGCAGGCACAAGCACCATGTGCGCTGCGCTGCCGGTCATGACTGCTACCCAAGGCCGAACGACGTTATCCAAGGGCACGGTCCCTGCCGTACCTGTGCTGGCCAGGATTCCGCCGCTGCGTGGGAAGCCTTCCGGAAGCGCCTTTCGGAACTCGGAGCAGAACTCATCGAGCCCAGTTGGCTCGGGAGCGACCTGCCGCACCGCGTCCGATGCGCGGCCGGCCACGATTGCAGCCCGATGCCCGCCAGCATCCAGCAGGGCCAAGGTGTCTGCGGGATCTGCGCCGGCAACAAGAGCGCCGAATCTGAGTTCCGTGCCCGTGTAGAGGCGCTAGGCGGCGCGATGCTCGGGACGTACGTCAACAACAAGGTCAAGGTCCACGTCCGGTGCCCGGAAGGCCATGACTCGCACCCGGTCCCGCAGAACATCTTCAAAGGCGGCGGCATCTGCCGCACGTGCTCACGGAAAGACCCGGCAGCATCGGAAGCGGCCTTCCTGAAGCGCATCGCCGAACTCGGCGCAACACCCATGTACGACAAGTACCGGGGCGCGCTGAAGCCGCATCACGTCCGCTGTTCCAACGGGCACGACTGCTACTCGCGTCCCGCTGACGTAGGCCAGGGCGACGGCATCTGCACCCGCTGCGCTCACGGCGCGCACACCGTGTTCTACGTGCTGGAACACGAAAGCCGTCCGGCGGTCAAGTTCGGCATCACGGCCCGCGACGGACGTAAGCGCCTCCGCTTCCACCAGGGAGATGGCTTCACGACCGCTCGCATGTTCGTTACCGGCCTCCCGGACGGCGTAGCCGCAGACACCGAGAAAGCAGTCATAGCCGCGCTTGCCCTCGCGGGCGACAAACCCGTTCGCGGGCGCGAGTACTTCGATATCTCATGCCTGCCGTTGATCATCGACGTTGCATCAGGCTGGCTCGCCGCATAGGAAACATTCTCGGATACGCATAGGGGTGGGAAACGTGCCCGCTTCCAACGCGGCCAGGGATGCCGAGGCACTCGCCTACCGGGCACAGGGCTGGAAGTTCGACCGGATCGCCGACCAGATGGGCTACGCGAACCGCTCAGGCGCGCAGAAGGCCGTCGAGCGGGCGCTGGCCGCGTCTGTCCGTGAGACGTCCGACGAGGCGAAGACACTGATCCTCGCCGACTTGTACGAGGCAAAGCGGGAAGCCTGGGAAGTCCTGCACCGGCGTCACCTGACAGTGTCCAACGGCCGCGTTGTCCGTCGTTTCGTCGGCATCGAGCGCGACGAGGACGGCATCGAGCGCCTCGACCCGGACGGCAAGACGATCCCCGTGTTCGAGGACGTGGAAGACGACGGGCCGGTGCTCGCGGCCATCGACCGCATCACCCGGATCGACGCGGAAATCGCGAAGATTCTCGGCGCCTACGCTCCCGTCAGGTCCGAGATCATCACGCTGGACGCAATCGAGTCCGAGATCCGCGCGCTGGAGGCCGAAGTTGGCCGCGACGCTGGCCGAAAGAAAACTGGAACGCCTCCGGTATCTCCGCGACCTGAAGCAGCAGGCCGGCAGTAGCCGGCTCCAATGGGCGACGCCCGGCGAACTGGCCAGGGCAATCGATCCCGCTACGGTGCAGACTCCCGCGCTTGACGTCATCGACGAAGCACTGGTCTGGGCATCATCGACACGCGGCGCGCGGCTGCTGGTCTCGCTTCCGCCACAGGAAGGCAAGTCGAGCAGGGTTACGAAAACCGGCTCACTGTGGACCCTGACCCGCAACCCGGAAACGCGGATCGGGATCGCCTCCTACGCCCAGTCGCTCGCCGAAGGCTTCGGCAGGGACATCCGCAATACGATCGCGTCGTTCAACGGCGACGAGGGCACGCTCGACATCGGCCTGCGGATCGCCCAGGATTACGGGTCGGCACGGCGCTGGCAGCTCGACGGGCACCGCGGCGGCGTGGTGTGCGTCGGCATCGGCTCCGGGCTCACCGGCCGGCCGCTCGACATGCTGGTGATCGACGACCCGTTCGCCGACGCCGAGCAGGCCGGTTCCGCCTACTACCGCGACCGTGTCTGGGACTGGTGGCAGTCGGTCGGCGCTCCGCGCCTGGCCCCCGGCGCACCTGTTTGCGTGATCCTGACCCGCTGGCACGAAGACGACCTTGCCGGGCGGCTGCAAGCTGCCGAGGACGGCCACCGCTGGCGCGTGATCAACATCCCCGCACTGGCAGACCATAAGCCGGAGCTTGGCCAGACTGACCCGCTTGGCCGTGAGCCGGGCGAGTGGCTGAAGTCGGCACGCGGCCGGACGGCTGAAGAGTGGGAGCAGATCCGGATACAGGCCGGGTCGCGCGTCTTCGCTGCGCTCTACCAGGGCAGGCCCTCGCCTGACCAGGGTGACGTCTGGAAGCGGCAATGGTGGCGCAGGTATCACGAGCCGCTGTGGTCCCAGCACCCGACGATCCCCGGCGCCTACGTGGTGCCGGAGTGCGACGAGATGCTGATCAGCTTTGACATGAGTTTCCGCGATACCAAGGGATCGGACTTTGTCGCCGGTCAGACCTGGATTCGGCGCGGCGCGAACGCCTACCTGATCGACCAGGTGCACAAGCGGCTCGGCTTCACCGACACCGTGACCGCGTTCGAGGCACTGGTTGCCCGGTGGCCGCAGGCGTCGCGGAAGCTGGTGGAGCAGGCCGCTAACGGCGTCGCGGTGATCGACAGCCTGAAGGGCAAGATCCCCGGCATCATCCCGGTGAAGCCGAGGGAAAGCAAGTACGCGCGGGCGTCGGCGGTCAGCCCGTTCCTCGAAGCAGGCAACGTGCTCGTCCCTGCTCCAGGGGTCGGATTGTTCGACCCTGAGCCGCTGATCGACGAAAGCGCTCAGTTCCCCAACAGCCAGCACGATGACATGGTCGATGCCATGTCGCAGGCTCTCGCGGAGATGTTCTTGGACGGGACCGGGGCGCAGGCATGGCTGGCATGGGCGAAGCGGAAAGCTGAGGAAGCAGCCGCTGCCCGTGGT